TAACTGCGTGTCTATCGTGGAACGGAACCTGTAGGTCGCTCACTATGACTATGCGCTTCATTAGTCCTCTTCGTCATCCTCATAAGGTAGGCGATCCACTCGGTCGGGGATCGATGGGAGAAGCCAGTCAGGATAAGCGGATCTCTCTACGATAATCGCAAGGCAGAGATCAACAGCGAACCCAGCACGTCGAAGAGACTTATAGAACTCATGCATAGATATAGCGTATGCGTCGAGCGCGTTGTAAGTGTCTAGGTCGATAACCTTCTTCTTTGCCATATTAAAATTATCGCTCTAAGAGGATGTTATAAATCTCATCGACACGCGAGTTTAGTCGCTTAATTTCAGATAGTAGATGCGTAATGACGTAACCTGCAAGACCACCGATTACTGCAAGGCTAGCAAAGTAGAGAGTAAAGAAGTTTTCTTGGCTCATTCTTTCGTCACGCCAAAGGATGCATCAGAAGGGTTAAGCCAGCGCAAGATTACTGGTGCTACAGCTGCTACCCCTGCCATTGCCAAAGTCTTAGGATCCTGCACTCCTGCCATGTATAGCGCTAGAGCTGCTGCTAAGAATGAGCGAGCCCATGATGCTGCGAGTGATTTTGCTTGTTCCATTATTTGCCTCCTAGTAGCGGGATATTAAAGAAAGAGCCATCTTGATCGCCTTGCTTAGTGAAAGAGATATGGCAATGCGCGTTATGTGGATTACTTCCAGAATACTTGCGCCAGCGCCAGCCCATGCGAGACGATGCAATTCGTCCTGCGAAGATGATGTAGGACACACGCTTCTCTCCTGCTTTGGCCGCGAGTCGAAGCTGATCTGCAATATCGGGCATGAGGTCGGGCTTGCCTGACTTATGTACATCTCGATCGACATCGATGGCGCGAACCACCCCTGTCGCTGGATCAGGGTTGTGATCACTAGGACGCGCTGAATGACGGAGATCGCCGATCCAGCCATCGGAACGCCTATCACGATCTGGGAAGGTGTCATCGAATTGCTCGCGTAGCTGTTGCCCAGCCTTAGATAGTATGGGCTTCATACCACTCACCTAAATCTTCATTCCAATTATACATGTTTCCATCTTCGGGATAAGCAACTGGTGCAATCCATTGCTTTTTAATATCTAAAATCCATGATGGATAGGGTTGAGGTGCTACAAATGCATCATCGATTGGATCATAGGTATAACCGATCCCTGCGTAGTTATAGCGAATGTTGCCGTTATAACTTGTGCGCTTGCATACTTGCCCCTTGAAATTTCCGTACCAAGTCTCAGGGTCTAAACCCTCAATAAGTTCAGTCTCGTCAATTCCAGTAATAACTTGAGTGACAATCTTTGATTCGTCTAAGAATGCGTAATGTGCCATTATGCCCAGCTCACATTTCCCGTACCGGCAGTAATCGTTGTAACCTTAAAACCACCAGAAGGTGCTGCTGTTGATCCTGTCAAGCCTGCTCCGATAGTAATCGTTCTAGTGTCAGGATATTTAAGAATCACAACACCCGAACCGCCATTACCACCTTTTACCGCATCTTCGACTGTTCCATTACCGCCACCGCCAGAGTTATCTGTTCCATTTGCTCCTGCCGCGTTGCCTTGTGATCCTGTTGCTGCGGTTCCCATATTGGTGAATCCTCCACCAACGCCACCCCAAGCGCGTGTTACTGATGAACCTGTAATGCTTGATGATGATCCAGCTCCGCCTGTGCCGCCTGTATTACCGACCGCCATATTTCCACCAGCGCCTCCGGAACCACCTCCCCCACCGCCACCATTATCAGGATTAGAACCGCTCTGACCTAGACCGCCATTGTTGCCTTGACCTGATGGAGATGCACTACCTATTGATCCGTCAAAAGATGCACCGCCACCTGAACCGCCATTTTTTCCGTTACGCTCCGCAGCGCCTAGGCCACCGCCACCGCCACCAGCAGTTGATGTAACACTACTGAATAAAGAATTTGTGCCATTACCGCCAGCGATGCCTTGAGTAGATGATCCAGCACCACCGCCTCCGACTTCGGTTGCGTAATTAGTTGCAAGTAATAAATTATTAAGAGTTGCAGTTTTATAGCCACCCGCGCCACCGCCACCGCTACGCCTCTGCCCACCGGCACCGCCACCAGCAATAACTAAATACTCCACATCGAAAGTAATAAGACCTTGTGAATTGAGTGCTGTAATGTTGTTGAGCATTATCCAATGGCTCCAACAACGTACCAAGTATCTGTGCCTGTCTTAATGCAAGCGGCTGTCTTGTTTGTGGCAAGTGTTGGAGATGCTGGAACTGCGCCAGCCGATAGAACTGTAGTAGTGCCAGATGTAACGGCTGAGATAGTGCAAAGTCCTACGCCTTTGTTAAGGATCGTGATAACTGATCCGACTGGAATAGCTGCTGTAGCGTTAGTAGGGATCTTAAGCGCTACGGCTGTGCCCTTGTTCATAGAGACTAGGACTTGATATGAGTCGACAATAGCGACTGTGTAGTCATTGGTCTTATCGGCAATGACATCAAAGGTTACGAGGCCGTTATAGTCCGCCGCCGTAAAGATGTCGCCTGTAGTCGCTGGAAAGCCTGTAGCCATTGTTTTCTCCTAGTATCCCATTATGGATTGTCCGATTATACCGTAATTTGCAGATCCTATAATGAATCCTTCTACTATAGGCTCAAGTGTTGTAACTGTTACCTTCATACTGTTAGGGGTTATATCCCATGCTAAGCCCTGCGCTTGCAAGGTCTTAACGATTGTACTCGAATCAGGCTGTACGTTGGTGATCTCCAGATTGTCAAAGTACTCAAGCCCGATCATAGTATCCGTAGGAACGTTAGGGTCTAATAGATCGACAGTCATGGCATCGATGCGGATTGTAGTCTCTGCTCTTGTAGCGACGTAGATGTCTGCGATATCCTGAACCTGCGCGTCTGTCTGTGCGATCAAGTTCTCAACGTTCATGCCGTGAGGGAAGTACTTAGCGATCGAGTCTGAGTTATTAGCCGAGACTGTAGCGCCACCGACTCGCTTCATGGTAGCGCTGTTGATGATGAGCTTGTCATCGAAGGCAAAGCGAAGGTCTGAGTATGGGATCCCTGTAGTCTGATTGAACTGAATCGGTGCCGGGGCTAGCGATCCCACTACATCCGAGCGATCCTTAAACTCTACTTCTCCATCTGCTCGGACGAAGAAGGCTCCCTGCTCTGTAAACTCTGCTACCTGAATGGCTGAGAGACTTGTACGGGTAGTGGCTGGGTCTGCCTGAACTGTTGTAGATCCTGCGTCGATGAAGCGCATACTAGAAGGAAAGTCTACTTGATCTAAAATCTTGTCTATGCGTGTGCCAGTAGTCTGCCCACTACCTGAGTCTGCAATCGTTGAGACGTTAGCCATAGCGAATAAACGGAATGCATCTGAGGACATAATGTCGACATAACCTAATTCTTGCCCCTGTGGGTAGGTGTACTTATAGTCCGTGACATAGCCAGAGAAGAGAAAGGCCTGAGAGGTTGCAGTCGTGGCTGCCACACGAATCTTACGAAGTGGAGTTAGATAGCCGAAGTATGGGCTGGCTGGATTCTGAGGGTTGAAGTCGCCATTCTCATCGATAACTCGGACTGTGCAAGATCCTGCCTCATAGGTGTCGCGCATAATATTTCGACCGCGCCTGATAGTAATCTGCCGAGTCTGTGGACTGAGATCGATTACGGGCTCAGGTACTTCACTTGATGCGAATTGAGATACGCCGATAACGCCGTTAACTGGATCACCGATTGTAAACGGGAAGCCGAAGGTAGCACCTTGCGAAAAGTCGAAAGATACAGAGATCGTTGCAGGAAGCGTCATTAGCTAAATCTCGCTGTGTTCGCGCCTCGACCGCCGACAGAAGTAAATGATCCTGAAAGATTGTTATTAGTCTGGACAGATGATACGGCGTCAGTTACTACTCCGCTATCGAGTGTAACTATGACGTTTACTACTGGCTCAGGATTGACGCCAGCCACTACGCCAGCGGGAAGTCCACCCTGTTGTCCAAATGTTGATGGCATTGCATAACTAGGTGGTACGAAATTTGGTACCACTGATCCGAGAAGATTGCCACCGAAATCTAGGCTAGGCACTTTCCAATTACGATAAGGGTTCGGCGCTTCTGGCGTAGCCAATAGAGCCGCGTTAAGAGCGTTCTGGCGCTTGGTTGCCGCTTCAAGTTCTGCAGATAGTTTATTAGCCTGTGCTTCATTCTTATCTAGCAAGGCTAGTTGAAGATTAAGCGATAGGCGATCTGTCTCGCTGATCTTGCCACGAAGGGCGGCGGTCATGCTGATCCGATCGAGATCAATAGTTTTAGCGGCCTTAGTAAGAGCGTTGGCTTTCTTCTGTGTGTCTAAGGTTTTCTTTTGTAGGTTAGCGATCTCTCTAGCCCGCTTGGCTGCTTCCTTCTCTGCCTTCTCGCGAGCCGCTTGATTAGGATCTACATAACCGGGGCCGAGTGCAGAGCTAGGATAACCTCCCATGCCTGGACCAGTAAAGCTGCTAAACGTGCCACCGCCTTGTGTAGATAGCGCTCCGATTGCTCCACCAAATATCTTAACAAAGTTACTGCCTGTAATTCTGTCTAATACTCCAAGTAAGCCCATTCCAGATTGCATTGACTTATCAAAGTTACTGATAAGAACAGCGACGTTGCGCATGGCTGTTGCTGTCGCTTCTGCAAAACTATTCATCGCTTCAGTAAGTTCTGTGATGCTTCCCGTGTCGGTTGCTAAGATCGAGAAAGCATCTACTAGACCTTTACCGATAGTCTCCTGCGCTTCTCCTGCCGCTGTCTGGATAAGGGTTAACTTGCCTGCATAGGTATCAAGGTAAGCCGCGTTAGCACCTGTAAAAGTCTTGTTAAGCTTCTCCTGAACTTCAGCAAATGAAGCGGTCTTGAGTTCTGCCTGAGTAAGTCCTAGTGAGTACTTACGAAGCCCACGAGTCTGTCCGACGTAGGCCATTGAAAGATCGTTAACTACTGTTTCGTAATCGACGCCAGAACCGCGACTGACTTCTAGAGCAAGGTTTAATAGTTCCGTGGACTTAGCAAGTGAGCCTGTGGTCTGCAATAAGCGCTGCATAGCTGGGCGAAGCTGATCGTCTGTAATACCTGAGGCGCGAGATAACTGATCGATGAAAGTCTCAATAGCTTGAGTCTCGAAGGCGAGTCCTAAATTCTTTACTGACTGCGCTAGACGGCTCGCAGCGGCTTCATCTTCTACGAACGCCTTTACTGCTGCCTTGCTAAACTGAGTGATTTTCTGAATGCTGAACGCAGCAATAAGAGCCTTGCCTAGTTTTTTGACACTATCGTCTAATTTACCTGTCGATCTTTCGGCATCGTCGAAGGCTTTCTTGCCCTTAAACTCACCGATAATCGGGATGCGTAGCTCTGCCATTAACTTACTCTCTCATTGAACTTTGCGGCGGCTTTCTCGAGCGCCTTGATAACTCCAGCCTTTGCTTTGCCTTCGTCCTCTTTGTATGCCTTAAACATTGCGCGACCTGCATACTTGCCAGATCCCGCTAATTGACCAGGAAGGCGAGGAGTGAACCTTCCACCCATTCCAGACTTACGCCCAGCGGTCTCATAGATAGCACCGCCAGCGGTCTTATTATGGATCGATACTGTCTGCACCCAGCCTTGACGATTAGGCTTTGTCGGTGTCAGTTTATAGCCCACGCCTCGACGAGCTGCGCTTGCGTCATACTTAGGGAAGCCACCGCCTTCGCTGTTACCAACGAAGCCCGAAGGCATGTCACCATTAGAGGGCATGAAGCCACGAGCTTTTTTAACCAATGGCTTTAGGAATCCGACCATCTCATCACGAGTCTCTTTATCAAGATCAGGTGAGAATCTCTTCATTGCTCGACGGAGTTCGCTAGCGCCTTTTAGCTCTGTAGGCATCGCTCTGCTCCTTTGCTCTATCCTTCAACGCTTTCAGAATCATCTGGAGCATCGTAGGGTCTAAATCGATTAAAGATTGTGGAGGGATAGCCGTCTCAATGCTCAAGCGAGCTATGAGATAGTGGATGCTATCCCTGCCTAGGCCAAAGGGTCAGACTCTGCAACCTCGACACTCTTTAGAGTTTCGAGAAAGTCTGCGCCGAATGGCTTGACTGTGACTCCACTTAGTCGAAGGCCTTCCCATGCTAACCAATAGACATCTGACTGCTTTTCATCATCGCGGAACGCTTTGTGAAATCCCTTTTTAGCATATAGCTCGAACGCGTATTCGAGGCGAGGAGTGATCTCGATCTCGGTTACGCTGTTATCCGCTAGTGTGACTATTAGTTTTGCCATGCTGTGCCCCTTTGTTTAGTGTTTTAGAATGTGCCTGTTGTAGCGACTACTGTAGTGCCTGAGACGTTAAATGTCAGGCTTTGCATTGCAATATCAGCAACAGCACCATTAATGTCTGTTGTTGAGTTGATAAGGCAGGTCATTGTGTAGAGTGGGTTGGTCGCTGATACAGCGGTTCCCTTTTCCTGTAGAAGCACTACTGTCACGTTGGTTCCCCATGCAGCTTGCAATGTCTGTAGGACGTTAGCTGTAGCTGTGTCATTGAGGAAGTCGATTGTGACTGAAGAAGCTTCAAGGCCTTTTACGAACTTGTGTCCGCCATCGCCCATTGCTGTTACTTCGAGTTCATCGAAAGTGCGGTTAAGTGTTACTGCTGTAACGTGGTCTGAAAGATCGACTGTGTTAATCTTCACGCCGACCTTGTTATTTAGAAATACAGCCATGAGATTATTCCTCGTCTTTCTT